TTTGATAGTGTTTTGCGATTTTCGCTGTTGCTGACATTATACTTTTCTCCTTCTTTTAGTTTTTCTAGCAACCTCCTGAACGGCAGGTCGAACTATGCCATTCGGGGATTGTTTTGAGTATCCTTCGTCTAGACGGTTGATGTATGGAACCCGGTTAGAGATTCTATAATGAAGTTTATTCTTTTGTTTAAACTTCCATCCTTTTCTAGCCCGACCTGACTTAACAGGAGTGAACCTTTTTACTTCCGCAAAAAGATCCCGGGATACCTGGCGCACTGTATCTGATACGGCTTTTGCTATCTGATCAGCGACCATTTTTGCTGATGGTGTCACTTTAACTTTTAACATTGAATAATTTTTAAAATTATAATAATGTTCGAGTTAAATTTGAACTACCTTGGAAAGTGATACTTGCTTCTACCATTCCATCGAAGTTCGATGTTATCGAATGACCTGAAACAATTACGTTTCCTTCTAATTTGATACCAGTAGTCTCACCTGATGGGTAAAGTTCTATTACACCTACCGCATCTGGGTTTGACATATAACTTAAAAAGTTAGATTGACCAGCATCATCGTCTCTCAGATACACATCCATAGTGCCTGAGAATTGTGTTAAACCAGGAAGATAAGATCTTGATCCCGCACCCATGACTGTTGATTCAATTGTTTGAACCTCTTGGTCGATCGTGAATGATCTCACACTCGCAACCGCCGCCACCACAGAGTCGTCACCAATAAACTTAACAACTCCTGATTCTCCAGTATATACACCGCTATTAACTGCCATTGTATTACTCCTCTATTGTTGTTAGATCTTCTGGACCTTCAAGATCTGGTTTAATGATATCAACTTCTTTGACAGTGATCCTATCTCTAGAACCTCGTCTTGGAGTTGATTTTGTTTTAGATGGTTCAAAGGTCCAACCATCTTTCAAATGTGCTTCAACTTGATAGCCTCGCACTTTTTTTGAAACTTGTTCTTTATACATTTTCGTAGCCATTATAAGACTCCTTTCTTGTATCTGTAGGTTACTAAAACTGTCACTATGACTTCCGCCAAAGGTGGTTCTCTTTCGATCACTTCCACCTGTGCCACGTTTGTTGTGACCGCGTGTATATTATCTGCTGATAATGTGATGTCCCTGTCTCTGGAAACTTCAAGTGTTTCTGAGATACGTTCAACTATCTCATTTCTCAATGTATCCAGATTGGTGCCTCTGAGATAACATCTTAGATTTACGTTTAATTCTGCTTCTCTCTCGGCCACTGATATATCGCTTCTGACCTCGTTAGCAGTGACGACCAAGATAGCAGGAAACTGTGTGATTGCCAACTTCTGAACATCAAAGAAATCACGTGAGATCTTGCCCGGAGCCGGATCTGTCATGTTCTCCAGTTGTGCTACTATGTTTTTTGTGATATTTTCTCTTGCTGACATTACCTAATCAACCTACCATTATAAAATGATTCTTTTTCACTCTCTGAAAATGATCCTGATGAATCAATGTCATAATTAACACCCACCCTTATTATAAGATCAAATTCTTCTTCAAATTTGGCTTTGTAATAATTCATTTTTTCTCGGAATGCGTCTCCGTCCGGATCAAATGAAGAAAGTCTAGGATAGATATAATATGCTAAAGTGTGATAAACTGCGGCTCTTGTGAATTGAGATGAATCCAATCTAGATGGAGACAATTTTGTCGATCCACCCAACACTGAGATATCATGTCTATCATAAGTGGGCCACCATTTTATATCAAGTAGTCTGATTATGTCGTCGTAAGTTTTTTCGTGTAGATCTGAATACTCTTGGATACCATAATCTTTGATTTGTGGTTCGTATTCTAAAAGATCTGAATCAGTAGCAAATGTCGCCATGGTTAAAAGTCCTTCTTTTGTTATTACAAAGGTCCTACCTTTGATGTTGTTATTTATAGGTATTTGTAAGAAAGTCTAAAGTTGTGATGACTGGAACATCCACATCAGGCAAATGATCATTGATCACATAGATTGGATTTTTGTTCGCCAGTTTGTTCAACACACGTTTCATTGAATTGGTGTATTTTCTTAAACTGACACGATCATAGATAAAAACAGAAGCCTCGCTCAAACCCCAATCACAGCCTATGATATAGATAGGACTTATACTCAATTGTGTGGCTAAAATCACTGCCAACAATCCAGAATTGATGCCCGACGTTAATGGATCCATTATGGGTTTCCAATGGGGTAAATGAGCATTTTCTGGTATGGTATAATAACCTATCGAAGGATCTATTTGGATTGAATCCACCACTGGTCTGTCATAGGCACACACATAATGAACAGGTCTGCGTGTTTGAATATAATTGCAACCTATTTCACATTCTTGTGGAGGCAGGGTATTAATTAATTTTTCTTGGCTGGGTCCGTTGAACCAAACAATATTCATAGTGATATTTAATGATCATAAAAAAAGGGCGACAATTTCTCGCCGCCCTTCATATGTTTATTGCCTAATGTTAAAATTAGTCAGTGATGATTGTATCACCTAATAATTTCACACCGTAAGTGCTGTGTAGAACTTGAACACCGTATCTTGTAGAAGCAACAACTTCATCAGCTCTTAAAGAAGCATCTCTTTGAGTTTCGATCTTTAAGCCTTCTGCAACTGCTAAACCTAAAGCGTCTCTGCTGAATATACCATTGACAACTTGTCCGTCTGAGAATGATGCGAAGTTAGAAGTTTCATATATATCTACGCCAGCGATACGCCCAATGTAGCCTTCTGACATCGCTTGGTTTGTCACAGCCAAATTGTTAGTAGGGTTAACAAAAGAGTTTGTTAAACTTTTCTTGACGTTGTAGATCGCTTTTGGATGGAACACACCGTAGTATGGTCCAGGCACTGCAAGTGATTTTAAAGTTGCATATGCTTGGAACAAGTTTTCCACAGTGATTTCTTTTCCTTGAGCACCAGCACCCACTTCAGTGAAGTCTGTGAACAATGAAGTTAATGCTTGGTCGTGTCTTTTCGCGATCGCTTCACCAAATAACTTACCTAGGTCAGCAACAACATTTGATACTGAATGGTTTCTCGCCATGTCAGTCAATGTAGTCATGATACCTGCTTCTGTTAATGTGATGTTAGCAACATTAGTCGAGATCGCGGTGTTTGTTAGGTCCTGCGCCTCGTTTCTGTCTATCGCTGTTTCTGTTCCGTATAAAGGAACTTGCAGGACTTTACCTGCGTTTGCTGGCACTGTGAAGTTTTTCACAAGGCCTGGCATAATTGCTGTTTCTGATGCCACGAACATCGCCTCTTGGACGATAGGTGAAATCAGATGTTGCAATGTGCTTGTAGTTGATTCATTAGCCATTTTGCTAATCTCCTTTTATTGTTTGTTAATTAGAAAGATTAAAAGCCTTGTTTCTTACGATACTCAGCATAGATCTTTCTATGTTCTGGATTATTCATATCCAATTTATTAACATCAACTTTGGAAACACCCTCAGGGCTTGTGTTTGACTTGGATCCACCTCCTGGCTGACCTGCTGAAACAAAATGAGGTGAGTTTTGTAGGAACTCTCCAACCAACCCATTAATTGTTAAAGGATCACCATTGTCAGTGTATCTAGTCTGACCTGTTTTGGGATCAATCACTTCAACTTCTCCTGTGTCTGACATTTTGACAGAACCCCTTACAAGTTGTGCAACCTGTTCAGGATTTATTGCCCTCATGGTTGATGCCGCATTTATCAATGCCCCATCCACCTTGATCTTTGTCAGTTCAGAAGTTAGCGAAGAAATCTTGCTGTTAAACTTTTCAGCATTTTCCTTCAACAGTTTCTCAAACTCTGACTTCTCTTTTGCTTTGGAAATCCTTTCAGATTCTTCCTTGGCCATAAGAGATTGGTATTTCTCAACATCTATACCCTCGAACTTCTTGCTGAGTTTGGCTTCTGTCTTTCTTCTGACTTCTGCCGCGATAGCATCAAGTTCTGATTGTGTATAAGTTTTCGCGGGTTGATTTGCCGCTTCTGCCTGTTCTGTTTTTGAGACTGTATCAGTTGCCACAGTAGCAGTCTGATTGTCTGGCGATGTATTAAGATCCATCGTGATCCTCCTTTTATATACGTGAGTGGATTTCTCACTAACCTTACATATTTATAAGAAATCAATAGAACATCGCGTCATCTGGTTCTATATCCCAGGTTTTATACCAATCTGTTTTTCGTAATTGTTTTTGTGCTGTCTTTAATTTTTTTAAATTTTGTATGAACACTAAAGGACACCGGCCAAAGGAAAAAGATACCCCTTGATGTAGCCCAGCATTATCAGGATGGTCATAGAGGATAGCATAATCAGGATTGCTTTGGTGAGATTTTTCACAGATCTTTGATAACCGTCTTTCTGTTATGGGGTAATTGATATAGATGATGACAATATCCAAATTAAGAATGCCAAAAAGGCCAGCACAGTGATTGATCTGACCCAAAAGGTCACTCTTTCCAGGCACCACTTGGATCTTCTTCTCTTGGAGAGTTCTTTTCGCAAAAGGACAGATTGCTTTTCCAGTCTTCGCATTCTTTTTAGCAACAACTTTTCCAATCCAGTCATAGACATCTTTGCTACTTACGTCTGCCACTTCGCTTGCCATATCCTGAAGCACGAATGGCCCTGCCCTGTTTCTCCGCTTGTTCGCGAGTTTTATAGACCTTGCCACTTGTGCCCCAACGATAGCCCCCTCTTACTTTTCTAACAGGCATTATTTTCTTCTACCTGATTTTTTGTTTTTGTTCATGGGTTTTCTTCTACCCGATGTCATGGGTTTTCTTCTTCCTGATCTATTCATTGATCGTCTCCTTGTTGTTTATGGGTTCTTTTCCTTGGTTGTGTGAAGGTGCATACATGGATAGGTAATCCAAACCCAATTCGTGTGCCACCTTCTTGATGCGGATCAGTGCCTTCCTGGCTCTGGTCGCAAATCTCATTGATGGATTGGCCATCAGTTTGTCATAGTTGGTAAAATACTCCAAACACAATCTTTTAAATTGTATGTGTTTGGCCGATTCAACTGGTTTCCTGTATAATCTACGAATTCCCATGTGTTTTCTCTTTGATGTATTTGTTGTGATGATCTCCCATGGTGTTGCCATCCCAGTCATCACCCACGTGTGTTGGAGCGATATTGTTTAACCAATGCTGTATGCTCATGAAAGCACCGCCTTCGGGTCCTGATCTACCTCCATGATAGCAGTTGGGTTTCAATCTAAATGTATGATGATACCAAGAAGGATTTAATCTATCTTCATATGGTATGACCGTTTTGTTATCAACAATAAATTCCATTCCATACAAAAACACTTCATAAGAATCCACATTGGGATGGATATGTTGTGGCACAGTCACATTAGGACGAACTAAAAATAATTCCACTTGGAAAGGTGCATTCCTATAAACAGTCAAACCCGTCAATCCTTCCACGTGCATCATTGTGTCTTGTGCGGGTGGTTGTATGTGTCTTGGTCCAGATCTCATATACCAATCTGCG